AAGATGTCTAATGAAGTTGATAAAAATCATAGTGATTATATGGAAGGAGCTGAAGTCGGCGATTTCATTAACACTGTGACTGGAGAGAACTACGGCCAAGAGCTGTACATTGTAAATGTGCATTTCAAGGAAGAGTATGTTCTTTGGGTAAAACGAGATAAAGGAGGGGGACTAGTTGGCAGCTTTGCATCCAGCTCAGACGCTACCGATTATCTTGAGGCTGAAGGTAAGAAAGTGGAAGACCACGAAATTATCCAAACTCAAACTCATACTCTATTAAGAGTTGATGAGAAGACTGGAGATATTTCTGATATACCTTTCTTATTTGACTGTGCATCATCAAAGCTAAGAGTGTCCAGAGAATGGAACACACAAATAGCTAAGTTTGGTGGCGATCGTTTTTCATCTTTATGGAAAATGGCCTCAGTATCTACATCTAATAGAAAAGGCCAAGCTTTTATGAATATAGAAGTTAGCCGTGTAGATTGGCTAAAAGACGAAGCATATCAAAGCGTTAAAGCTTTTTATGAATCATCTTTCGCTAACAAAGCTAGTTAGCTTTTCGTG